ATAGAGACAGGGCAAACAATTTATTTTCGAGGCCTTGATGACCCCCTTAAAATGAAGTCTATCAAACCCAAGGCGGGATATATTCGTAATATATGGTTTGAGGAAGTCGCCGAAATAGAGGGCGGCATGGCTACTATCAGAAACGTATTACAATCTTTAATGCGTGGTGGCGAAAAATTTAATGTCTTTTACAGCTATAACCCGCCTCGCTCAAAAAATAATTGGGTTAATGTCGCTGTTGAGGCGCAATCTTCGCGGAAAGATACCAAAATATATACCTCAAACTATTTGGAAGCCCCCGCACAATGGTTAGGGCGGCCTTTCCTTTTAGAGGCTGACCATCTTAAGGCCACTAGCCCGCAAGCTTACGAGCATGAATATTTGGGGGTTCCTATCGGTTACGGTGGTGATGTTTTTGAGAATGTTATCCTTGATAATATCTCTCATGACCTTTCCACCGAGGTCATGCGCTTTGGGGTTGATTTTGGTTTTGGAGTTGATCCTTTTGTTTGGATGAAAGTCGGCTACAACCGCCTCTATGACACTTTATATATTTTAGACGAGTTTGTCTCTATAAGAGTACATGACGACCAAGCCGCCAGACTCATAAAACAAAAAGGCGTTGCCAATATTCAACAAATTTGTGATAGCGCCGACCCGAAAGCTATTGATAACTTGAGGCGCGAGGGAATTAACGCTTATGGGTGTACTAAATTCGCGGGTAGCCGGGATCATGGTTACAAACACTTACAAAAATGGGACAGAATTATAATTGACCGTCAAAAATGCCCAAATGCCGCAAGGGAGTTTACCGCTTGCGAATATGAAAAAGATAAGCATGGCAATTTTGTTTCGTCTGTTCCTAAGCGCGACGATCACACTATAGACGCAGTTCGTTATGCCCTTGACCATGAAATAAATCAATCCCCTGGCTGTATTTCAATTTACGCGAGTACATCATGACAATGTATATTAATGATTTGGCCCCGCCTTATCAAAAACAGCGGGATGATATAAGGTTGCCTAGAACCCTGATGGGCGGGACTTCGGCCATGCGAGAGGCGAAGTCTCTATACTTGCCGCAAAAAGACGCTGAAGAAGATAAAGAATATCAAAAGAGACTTCAAGGCGCTGTTTTAAAAAATTATATGGCCAAAACAGTTGATTATCTTGCTGGGCAAGTATTCCAAAAGCCTGTTGATTATCAGCCTTTACAAGAGGGACGCAAGCCTGAATATAACGAGGCCTTTTTCCAGAATTTTAAAGAAAATGTTGACTTATCAAATAATAACCTTTCGGCCTTTTCGCTTGATGTTTTTAAAGATGGCTTAATAGACGGGTTGTCTTTTATTGTCGTTGATTACAGCCGTGTCAATTTACAAGAAAATGATGAAGGCGTGTTATTATATGAGACGGCCGAGGGCACATTTGAGCCAAAAACACAGGAAGCCGATTCACGTAATGGCTGGCGTCCTTATTTTGTAAAAGTTAAGGCCGAACAGGTGCTTGACGCTTGGGTTATAATACAAGACGGTCAAGAGGTGTTGAGGCATTTTCGTTATGAGGAAGTCTTCGAGCGGGCCAAAGATGAACAGGGCTTTGATCGTGAGCTTGTAACCAGAATAAGAGCTTTTTGGCCTGGTCGCTGGGAAGTTTGGGAAAATAGCCAAAATTCATCGCAACCCATATTAATTGATCAAGGCAGAACAAACCTTGATTATGTGCCTGTTTTTTGGTTCATGCCTGGTAAACGTGGAGAAAACGCGGTAACCGCGACCCCGCCGCTGGCTGACTTAGCTGAAATGAATAGAGCGCATTGGAACTCATATAGTCATCATTTGGAGCTTATGAAATGGGTTCGGTCACCTGTTTGGTTGGGCATTAATTTATTTAATAAAAAAGACGACCCAATCGCCTTTGGCCCCAGCCGTTATATTTGTGTTAGCAATAATGGCATTAGTGGCGTGTCGGCTGACCTAAAAAGCGTTGGTGTTGATACTAATAGCATAACTAAAAGTCAAGACGATTTAAAAGAAATGGAATCGGCGATGGAGGCTTACGGCCTTCAGGTCGCTCTTAATCCAGCCGGGTATTCAACGGCAACGCAAATCGCGACTGTGGCCAACGCCTCGGACAGCCAATTAAAAGGATGGTGTGTTGGTTTTCAAGATTGCCTCGAAAACGCCTTAAAAGCGGTTGCCAATTATAATAATGAAATGGATGGCCCCGCTGTTTATGTAAATAGCTCATTTAGACAGTCGTTTGAAACAGCAAAAGCAACTTTTTTAAAATCAATGTATGATAGCCAGAGTTTAAGTTTGCCAACTTTCTTGTCGGAAATAAAGCAAATGGGCGGGATAAATGATGAAATAGTTATTTCAGAAGAGATTGAAAGAATAGAGCAAGAGGCGGCCGGTTTGCTGCCTACATTATCGGGCGCTGTTGCGCCGCAAGAATAAACCCAAGTTTGGGTAAGGAGTTTTAAAATGCCTTGGAAAATGAACGAAGACAATAGTTTCGCGAAAGATGAAAGCGGCAACCCTGTTTGGGTGCGTGAAAGTGGCGAGGAAAAAGCGGTTGATTATATCGCGATGAGCCAAGCTCTTATGTCGGCAAGTCGTGAGGCCGCCGAACGTAAGGCAAAATTGCGAGAATATGAATCAAAGCTCGAGCCGCTTAAAGAAATCGATGATCTGCCGTCATGGATGGAAGACGCGAAAAAAGCCTTGGAAACTGTCAAGACAACGCCTGATAAAGAAAAAGATGTTGAAGACAGGATTAAAGGTCAAATAGAGGCCGTGACTAAGCCGTTAAAAGAGCAATTGGCAAGGCTGGAGGCCGAAAAGGCCGCCGCCGATTTGAGATTACAAAAAGAAACTATTGGCAACGCTTTCAGCCGTTCCGAATACGTTCGAAATAAAATGGTTGATCCTGTTGTCGCGTCTGATTTGTTTTCAAAGCATTTCAAACTTGGAAAAGAGGGGCGCTTGATAGCTGTTGATAATAACGGTCAAGTTATTTACAGCGAATCTGGTGAATCAGAAGCCCCGTTTGACGAGGCCTTGGCCCGCCTTGTGGATAACTACCCCGGTAAAAGTTTTTTACTTAAAGGAAGTAATGCCGCTGGTTCTGGAGCCAGGCCATCAGGAGCGGCGACGGGAATGCCCGTTGTTTCAGCACGAAAACAATTCAAAAACATAGCCGATAAAACTAAATTTATTTCAGAACATGGGCTTGAAGCCTATAAAAATTTATCGGCTGAATAATAGGAGAAAAAAATGCCTGGGACTCTTGCCCAATTTAAAATTTACGATGAACAGTATTACGGTGGTATGTTTGAGGCCGTTTATCAGAACATCAATGCCTTTAACGCCGCGTCCGCTGGTTCTATTGTTCTTACTGCCCGCGATATCCTCGGGGAGTTTGCCAAAGAGAGTTTTATTAAAGACTTGGATATGGTTTCTTGGCGCGATCCGTCTGTCGTTACAGCTATTCCTGATACGCCGATGGTTCAGGACGAATTTGTGACCGTCAAGCTTAATCGCCGCCTTGGCCCGATTGCCCAAACGCTGGATTCTTGGAAAAAGATTAATCAAGACCCCTTGGTTATGAGCTATATTCTGGGGCAGATGGCTGGCGACCGTAAAACTAAGGATTATCTCAATACCGCTTTGCTTGGTGTTTCGACCGCCCTGAGCAGTGTCGCGGCATTAAAACCAGCTGTAACGGGTGTTCTTACTCATACCAATCTCGTTACTCTTATGTCTGCCTTGGGCGACCAGTCGGCTTCGATTGCGGCCTTTGTTACCCATTCCAAGCCCTATTTTGACTTGCTTAAAGACGCTATTGCCGAAAAGGTCGTTGAGGTGGCCGGTACGGTCATTTATACTGGGAACGTGGCCACTTTTAACCGCCCGACTATTGTTACTGATAGCCCCGCGCTGATCGATTCTACTGGGGGCACGCCAAAATATAAAGTACTTGGCTTGGTTTCCAGAGCGGTTACCGTTGAGGATAATTCAGACGCTGAAACTGTAGCCTTTGAGATGGTAACCGGCCTTGAAAATTTAGTTTATCGCTATCAGGGTGAATATGCCTTTAACCTTGGTGTGCGTGGCTTCGCCTGGGATACCACGGCTGGCCCTAACCCTGTTGATTCCGCCATCGCTATGGGCGCAAACTGGAGGCAGGCCGCCACTGACATTAAGGCTTTGGCCGGCGCTGTTATTTCCGTGGATTAAATTATGAATATCATTGCTTTATATTGTGACGAGGTGACCCCTCAATTAAGTAAGGCATTGAAAAAAGCTCAAGAGAGCGGCTCATCTCGGGCCGCTTATCGAAGCGCCCGCGCTTTTAATCCCGCGCAAAAAGAGTTTTTTTCAGAAGCTTTAATTGATGAAAAGGCGACTAACCGCCAACTTATTGAAAAAACATTGATGGAATGGAAAATTCCATCAACTATTATTTCAACCGAAACGACAAAGGTGGTGGCCGCTGAGCCAACTTATGTCTCAAATTATACCTCAAGGAAAAAGAAAACAGTTGAGGAATAAAGCATGGCTCTAATTATTGAAGATGGGAGCATTATTGACGGGGCGAATTGCTTTGTTTCGGTTGCCGATTGTGACATCTGGCAAAGCGCGCGAGGTTCCACGACTTGGCCGCTGGGGGCAATATCTTTAGCCGAAAAAGAATCGGCCATTATTAAGGCGACTGATTATCTTAATGGCTTTGGATGGAAAGGCACGCGCCACCCCGGCGGTCAATTAATAACTTGGCCGCGTATTGGGGCCGTTGACGCTGATGGGTTTGCTATTGGTGAATACGTTATCCCCAAAGCGGTTATCGCGGCCAATTGTTATCTTGCGGGGGTTATTTTTGATGGCAAGAATGTTCAACCCATCTTGGAGCGTGGCGGCCGCATATCCTCTGAAAGCGTTGACACCTTATCAACCAGTTTCTTTGAAGACGCGGCTAATCGTGATGTGCATAGCGTTTTGGCTGACCTATTAAGGGGCCTTGCTTCTGAATTTGATGATTTCGCGGGTAACGCGGTCACAGGGTTGAGAATAACCACCGGCCGGATTGTGACAGCATGATAACCGCTAATTATATATCGAAATTACTGCCCCAAGATATGTTGGAGCGGTTTACCGATATAAGCCATGATTTTTTAATGGTTTGCGCAAAAATGCTTGAAAATAAAGAAGTTATGCGTTATTGGCGAACCAATAGATATAAAGCCAACGAATGGCTTATGATTGAGTTAGAAAAGGCGCAAAATAAGCACTGGAATAAAAAGGCTTTGCGTGAATTAAAAAACACCTTTGAGGTGACAGCTCAAAAATCATTAAGCCAAGACGAGGCGCTTTATCAAAGGGCTTACGAGGTCGGGGCCTTACCGCATAAACCAGCAGCAATTGCCGAAAGCGCTTTACTGGAGGAACGAATCGGGCGGGGGTATATTACCCTTGAGGCCGCGTTAAACGCTGCTCTTTTGACTGGCACACAAACAACGCTAGTCGTTTTAAATAAAGCCGTTTCTGCTGTCTCTATTGGCGAGGAAGCTATCGACGCGGCTATTAGAGAATCAATAAACGAGATAGCAAGGCAAGGCATTACAGGCCATTTGATGCGAAACGGAAAAACGTTAGAGCTTGGCGCGTATGTCAGGCGTGAAGTGACTACCGGCGTTATGAACGTTACTCGTGAATTAAGTTTTTTAAGGGCGGAGGAATGGGGATCGGATTTGATCCAAGTTTCAGCCCATGCGGCCGCCCGGCCTCTTTGCTTCCCTTATCAGGGCCAAATATATTCTTTGTCTGGTAAACATGAACGCTTTGAGCCTTTAGCCTCTACAAGCTACGGGGAAATAGCCGGGTTATTCGGGATTAATTGCCGTCATGTTTTTTGGCCTTGGTTCGAGGGATTAAACGATGAATATACCTCAGAGCAACAAGACCCTGCCAAATACGAATTGGGCATTGATAATAATACGCTTTATGAGCAAACGCAAAAACAGCGTTATAATGAGAGACAAATCAGGGCTTGGAAACGCCGGGCGAATGAATTAGAAGAATCTGGCATTGATAACTCAAGAGCCAGAAAAAAAGTTAAATATTGGCAAACTCGGCAACGTTCATTTTTGAAAGATTTAACCTTACGGCGTGATTACACGAGAGAGGCAGCCTGATGAATCCTATTAATGAAAAATGGTTGCCTCATACCGTAACATTATTTAATCTTCATAGAGATGATGACGGGGAAATAAAGTATTACAGAACCATCTTACAAAAAGTGAGGGTTGGAAGCCGTAAAACATCGCTGGCGGCTTCTGTTCGTGGCGTAAAAAAAGACTTTGAAATAACGGCGCTGATAGACCCTGAAACGTCAATTGCCGTGAACAAATCTTTTATTTTTAAAAAAGAATGGGAAGCCCTAGCTGACAAAGAAAAATATTGGACGCTTGACGAAGGGGACTGGTTTGTTTTTACCTTAGGCCAGATTGTTACGAATATTCCTGATATTGATTTAACGGCTGAAACAGAGCAAGAATTTAGAAACATATATGATATTCATGTCATTTCGTCATTAAAGCCGATTATTGATAAAGACGGAACAGTCCATCATTGGAGTGTTACTTTTGAGTAATGTAACAGGAAAATTTATAATAGAAAATAGCGGGGCCTTTGCCCGTGGGGCGAAATTTAAATCGTCTTTAAAATCTGCTCATGAAGCTTTAGATAGCCAAATTATAAAGAATACAACGCCGTTCGTTCCCTTCAGAACTGGTATGTTATCAAGCTCACCAATTAGAGCTAAGACAAAAACCGGGGAAATAGTTTATAAAACTCCATATGCCAGACGGCTCTATTACGGTGAAAGTTTTAATTTTAATAAAACTTTTCACCCGCAAGCAACGGCGAAATGGCTTGAAAAGGCCAAGGCTATTTGGTATAGACAATGGGTTAATGTTGTCGCTAAAATCTTAAAAGGTGGAAGCAAATGAGTACACTTGAGCAAAGTCGATTAGCTGAAAAGTTAAGATTATATTTTTTAAATTTTCCGGGGTTACCGGTAAAGGAAGGGGCCTTTTTGCTTGATGTATTAGGTGAAAAAAAACCGTCAATGTCATTGCAAATGAACCCAGGCCAGCAGATACGGCGCAGTATAAACGGCAGAAAAACAATGCGTCAACCTTTTACGATCTTTTATAGATCGTCAAAGACTGGTAAAAATGAGGAAGTTTCCTCAATGCTTGGTATTTTGAACAGTATAGGTGAATGGCTGGAGGCACAAAAAAACCTCCCTGATTTTGGAACATCAATCAAAGCGACAAAACTAGAGCAAGTTGACTTGGCAAGTATTGTTGAGCAGGAAAACACAATTATAGCTTATATGGCCACTTTCGCGTTAGAATATGACGTTAAGGCCAATTAAAGGAGACAAAGATGGCGATTAGTGGAACCTTGGATCGTAAAGAGCGCGGGTTTTACATTGGAACCCGCAGCGCAACGACCTATAACCGCATTGGCGAGGGGTTTGAAAGTCTGGACGAACAGCTTAACCCCCAGACGACCACGACCAACTATATTAATGGTAAAACCTCAAACACCATTACCAGTTATCAAGAAACTTGGCCCGTAAGTGGTCAACGTTATGTTGGCGACCCCGCGAATGACCTTTTTGCTCAACTTGCGGAATCAAGGGCCAAAGGGCCAGACGCTCAACTCATGTTGATCATCGTTAATTTTTATGAAGAAGACGCGGGCACTTCTGGGTCATACCGGGCCTTTAAGCAGCCTGTCGTTTACGCGCCTGAAAGCGGTGGCGGTGGGGCGGCTACCGACCCCCTCGGCCTTAGTGGCACCCTTAGCGCGGATGGGGAAATTATTGAGGGCCTCTTTACCCCCGCAAGCGCGTCCGATCTTGACACGGGGGTATTCGCGTAATGGAGATTAAATTTGTTGATACTTCTTTGACTCTTAACGTCAATGGGAAAGATTACACCCTTGACGTTGGCGAAGTGGAAACAGCCCGTAAAGCGCTGGCCATGTCGATGACAGCGTTAAATGTTGGGATAGATGGCGACCCTTGCGGCAAGATGGTAACCGCTATTGATGAACTTTTTGGGCAGGGAACGGCTAACGAAATGCTCGCGGGGAAATCGCCAACAAATGACCTTGCTGTCAAATATTTGGCGTTATCTTTGGGTAAAGCAATATCCCAAAAACGAAACGAGACTATGACGGCGGCTTTTAATCTTGAGTAATGTTTATTCCATAAAGAGCGGGGAGGCTTTTTCGCCTGTTAATTATAGGTTTTTCGGGCGAGAGGGCTTCCCCGAACAAATGCGATGTGATGGTTATTCGGCTGTCTTTGACACTGATTTTAGAACATGGCTTAAATATGAAAAAATAGTATTATCAGATAGGATTTCAGATAATGAAAAAGTGGAGTTAGCGCTTAAATTTTGTTTCAAGTCATATGACGAGCAGATAGATATAAAATATTTAACGCAAGGCGCTTATTGGTTTTATTCAAAAGATTTTATTGATAATGAGCATATATTCGATGACCCTGGCTTAATAAAGCAAAAAGAGCAATATGAACTCAATTTTAAAAATAAGAAAAAAAAAGTAAGCTTTGACTTTTTTTGGGACGCCCAAACCCTTTGGGGTTCTTTTATGGCTACTTATGGCCTCGATCTTTTTAAAGCTGATTTACATTGGTGGGCTTTTTTAGAGATGGTTAATCATCTTCCCGATAATTGTTGCTTCAATAATTTAAGAAGATTGCGAGAGGCAAAACGCGCTGATGTGCCAGAGGCTCAACGTTCTGATTTAAATATACGTCAATATCTAGTTTCCATTCCGAAAACAAGGATTTTTTAATGGCTCAATATGACGGCACTGTTATAATTAAAACCGACATAGATCAGGCTGAATTTAATAAGGGCCTTAAGAATATGGAGGCGGAGGCCAGAAACTTCACGTCAACGGTTCCGCCTGTATTTAATAAGGGCCTCAAGGATATGGAAAATGAGATGAAAGGCTTCGGTAGTCGTGTGCCCGCGATTGCCAAGAAAGCCGTTTCCTTATTATCTGTTGCCTTTGGAGCTTTTGGGACTAAAGAAATCGCTCGTATGGCCGGGGTATGGACTGACCTTGAATCGCGGGTGCGCGTTGCCTCAAAAGAGTTAGTTAGTACCAGTGACGTTTTGTCGCGCCTTGGCGATATAGCCAATAGAGCTTATTCACCATTGGAAAAAACAGCGGACGCGTTCTTGAGCAATTCCTATACGCTCAATGCTCTTGGCCTTTCGATGGAGAAACAGCTTGATCTTACTGACGCTTTAACTAATGCCTTGGTTGTTAGTGGTGCTAAAGGCGACCAATTTAATATCGTCATGGATTCCATAACCAGAGCGATGGCAACGGGCAAACTTAAAACTATTGAGCTTAATAATGTTTTAAAATATGGCGGGGAAGTCGCGAACGTTCTCGCCAAAAGTTTAGGCGTATCAGTTGTTGAGCTTCGCGGTCTTAGCGCTCAAGGCAAAATAACCTCGGAGGTTATTGCTAATGCCTTAATTGGTAGCATGGAGGAATTGCGTCAAAAAGCTGACGAAATGCCGGCCACAATCGCCGATTCTTTTACACGCTTAAGAAATAGATTGCTTCAATTTTCCGGCGAAATAAACGAAGCCTTTAATTTTGAGCAAAGCGTCGTTAAAGGTATTGACGCGGTAAATTCAGGGATTGAAGCCCTTGGCAAAGGGCTTGGCCCGCTTGCTGATATGGCTGGATATCTGCCCCCCATTGCTTTAGGATATCTTTCAATCAAGGCCGCTCAAACCAAGTTTGTGCAAGGCGTTGCCGAGACAACTAAGGGTATAGCCAGCAACGCGGCCGCAGTCACTGCCCAAACACAAGCATGGGCCAAACAAGAGGGCTTGTTTGCCGCTGTAAAATCGCAATTCCTTGGGCTTAATCAAGTTATTGGCGAAAATACTCGGATTGTTGTCCAAAACTCTTTGGCGGAAATAGAAAGCAATACAGCTAAGCTTAATAGAATAAACCGGGGCATTAAAATTCGGGAAACTGTCTTAGCTGAAAACGCGGCCATGCGGCAGGACGCTTTCATTAAGAAAAATTCAGCGGTAGCCGAAGCGCAATTAGCGAAACTTCAAGGGGTAAGGGCGACCGTTCAAAAAAGGCTGACTATTTCAACCCGAACTTTGGCGGCGGCGGAGGGTGAGGCGGTTCTTGCCTCAAGGGCTTTAGCGGTCGCTGGCTCAACCCTAAAAGCGGCTTTTAGCGGCCTTATGAGCGTCTTGGGCGGGCCACTTGGCATCGCCCTGACCGCTATAACCCTGGGCACGTTTGCTTTTACTACAAGGCAATCAGAGGCCGAAAAAGCGGCTAAAAGTCTTGGATACTCACTTGATGAATTATCAGAGGCCTATAACAAAGTAGGTAAGAGCGCTGATGACGCAAGCGAGAAATCTGTCAAGGCAAGCGACAGGCTACGCGCGTCACAAGCGCAAAATATTCAAGCAACGATTGACGATACAAAAACAAAATACGCGAATGCTATTTCTGAAATAGCAGCGCTCGTAACAGAGATTCAAGGGCGTGGATTTGATGTTTTTACGGTACTGCAAACCGGCGCCAATACATATCAAGAAACCTTGGTCCCTCTTTCCCCGGCGCTACAAGCGATAAGAGACCAACTTGGTTCATTATGGGATGAATTTTCAACTGGGAAAATTTCGCTAGAAGAATTCAAATCCGAAACAGAAACGCTTGAAATCCAATTAAAAAAGCTGCTTCCTATTCTGGGGGAAACTGAAAAAATTATTGTAGAAAAATTGTTAGCCGCATGGGGAAAACTAGGCTTGGGCATTGGCGCGGCTGCCAAGTCAACTGAAGATGGGACAGCTGCCATTGAAAAACAAAATAAAGTTCTTGAAACAACAAATGATTTAACTAGGAAATGGGCGGAAGCTAACTCAATTCTAAATAAAAATGAAGTCAAAATACCGACCACTCTTGCGGAGGCGGCAGAATTTTTAGCAAAAAATGTACAAGAAACAAAAGGATGGGCTGAACAGCAAAAGGCATTAGAGGCCGAGGCTCAAAGAGTGGCTCTTGCTATATTTGCGCAACAAGCTGCCGTTGCCGCGGCTACTCAAGAATGGGCCACCTTTGTTCAGATAACGGCTGAACTTGCTAATATTACTTCAATGTTGGCTTCTGGCCCCGCAAAAGGTGTTAGCGGTGGAG